AAGCTCCTCGTCCAGCATGATCCGCATCTCGGTCTGCAGCCACTGCACCACGTCGAAGTCCGTGATGTCCAGAATGTCGTCCCGGTCCAGCTTCTGCTTCTTGTAGATGGTCTGCGGAGTAGTGACCCGCCGGCTGATCCGGAAGAACTCCTCGCGCTTGAGGGCGCCCTTCACATAACCCTTGGCGCGCGCCTCCTGGATAGTGATGTCCGCGGCCCAGCTCCTGATCCGGGAGAACGGCGTCTTGTGCACACCGCCGAGCACGCCGGCCACCCATTCCATCCTCCGGGAGATGAAGTCCGGGGTCTGGGTGACGGCCTGGTCGTACGGGAACAGGGTCGAAATGTTGTCGACGCCGTGCGCGAGGCAGAACTGCTCGGCCGCTTCCTTGAGCGAGCCGCTCTTCTTTGCGGACTCGAAGATGCTGTTGATGTCCGAGTGCGTCATCGTGTGCCCATCCGGCAGTTGCCGGTGGATCAAAGTGCCTCCGGCCGGTGCCGGCGAGCCGCCGTTCCCGGCGGACTGGTCGAAAACGTTACGGCCCACAGTGGTGTCGCCTTCCTTGTCTGATGAATCGGTCGTGCCTGGGTCGTCGGTTACTGACTGCTGCGCGGTACTGCCGCCTTCAGCCAAAGCCTGGCCGACAACAGACTCGAAGAGCTCGCGCTGCTTGTCGGTCATACTGTTGATGATCTCTTCTGGCGTGGTGGCGGTTTCCTCCGCGGCATCTTCCGCATCCGGCTGTGCCGTTGCCGTAGCCGCATGGCCAAGAGTGGCCAGTGCCGGCTTGGCAGGCAAACTGCCACCATTAGTGACTGGCGCAGGAGTGTTGTCGACGACCTCGATCAGGGCATCCGTGTAAATGAACGCTTCACCCTCTTCGATGCCATCGGCGCCATGCGCCATGTTGATGTAATCGATGAGCGCCCCAGGATTGGCGCCTGCGAGAACCAGGCTGACCTCCTTGATGACGCCATGGAGCACCTGACCAGCCTTTTCGATCAGCTGGTTCGCATAGATCGAGAGAGCGGTGAGATCTCCGTGCTTGACCGCAGCCTTGGCCGCTAGGCCAGCTGGGGTGTCGTTGAAGAAGCCTTCAGCCCTCACCCCTTCACTGTGCTCAAGCAGTACGACATGCCCCAGCACATTCTCGACTTCGTTGTGCTGGTGCTGCCAGACGAGTGGAACGGTCACGCCGTTGACGTTGGGGAACGCGTGCGACAGAATGGTCCGGCCATCAGCGCACTTGAGCCCGAACTTCGTGGCGAAACCCTTGAAATCAGGCGTTCCTGCCATTTTGACTATTTGCTCCTTGACGTGTTGGTGGTTCTAGGGCCGGCAGGGAAGTTCGCACTTCTGCTGCCCCTACCTGCGGCGGAAGCTCCGTTGGAAGTTCAGCCTTAGCTGCCGGAATGTTCTTGTTCAACAACTTATCAGCCTTCGGATCCTTGGACGGCTTCCATCCGATGACACTGCGCATGTCATTAGACGAGGCCACCTCGTTCCGGGTGAACTTGTCCACGATCTCTGCAAGATCCTTGATCGGGACCAGGTCGAACGGATTCCGGAAGTAGCGGATAGTTTGGCCTTGAGACCTTGCCGTCTTGGTTAGGAAAGTACGCGTCATGGCTTCGCAAATAGCCGCCAGAATCGGTTTGATCGACCGGTTGTAATAATTGATCATGGTCGGTTCGTCAGCGGTGCCGTTCATCACTTCTTCGGTGATGCCGAGCTGACCGTAAAGCATCTTCGTTAGGTATTCGATTTGAGCCATCAAGTTGTTCTCGACCGGCCGGTTCAACTGAACAATCTTCTCAGTGCCGTCGGTGTAAGCGATTCCGTGCTTGGAGCCTGCGAGCTGAAACTCGATCTCCTTAAGTCTCTTGTCCGCTTCCTTTCTTCGCGCATCAGTCTTGATCGTGTAAGGAAGCTGAATAATGATGTCTAGTTTGCCGGAAGCGCTTTGCTCATCAACCGCATCCAGAAGACTGAGCTTTCGCAAAAGTCTCTGCAAGGTTGAGCTTCGGTCATTCATGACCGTGTATAGCGGATTTTCGACAATCGCCACTACACTTTTGGGAAGAAGCACATCCCTCTGGATGCCGCCCTTCTCTGGACGATCGTCGTATACCCGGACCAGGACGTCTCGTGGGAACCAGTTCATGACACGGCCAACACGCATGGTGTTGATGTCGTATCCGCCCGAAGTGATCGGGCTGATAGTCGTGTCGATAGGAACAATCGCAATGACGCCCTGTTCGAACAACGATTGAACGATGTCTTGCCGGAATGCGGTTGCGCCCTGGTCAATATTGGCTTCAACTGTCAGACAGTTGCCTATGCCGCTGTCCATGTCTTCTTGATACTGCGCGTTGTCATCCAAACGGACATGACGAATAGGCACCAACGCGGTATCGATGCTCATTCGGTTGTAGATCGCCGACACGATCGTTTTATGACCCACGGTGTATCCGATAGTCGTACGATCGCCCCGGTACGCATATGACGCACCAAGCTGCTGAGTGTTAGCAAGCACTGGATTGTCTTCCTGGGTCGCAAACGCGTTCCAGGCGTGCATAAGCCGCTGTATGAACCCCAAGAGGTTACCCTCCTTTCTTACTCAAAGGAGTCTTTGTTCAGCTTGAAGGCCACCCACGCGTCCATCAGTGCGGCCACGTTGTCGATCTTCTGTTCCTGACGCTTCTTGAGCAACTTCCTGTTGCCGTTGGTGTCTTCGAGCGTGATAGCGTTGCCCATTGCCCAGGACATTAGCGATTCATCGAAGATCAGCAATCTTTCTTCGGAGAGGGTCTTTAGCTCGCCCAATGGGACCGATTCGGTCCGGGCGCCTTGAATCACCTTCTCGAGCCCGAACGGCCCGTTCTCCTGTTCCCAGCGAGTAATGAACTCCTTAGCGTTGTATGGGTCGTAACCCAGCGCCCGGACGTCATACTCGTTTCCCAGAATCCAGCGTTCGACATCTTCATAGACCACCATCATGTCGAGGACAGCGCCCTCAAGGACATGAAGACTTCCCTCATCAACGAACTCATCATACTTGGAACGCATAGCCCCAGGCAGTTTCATCATTGTGAGCGTGGAGATGTAGCTACGAGTCTTAACTCCGAACATGCCGTTTGGCAATGGGAAGAGTGCTGTGAACGCACAGAAGTCGTCACCTTGCGAGAGGTCGGCACCAAGCGCGCAAGGCATGCGCCAGAACTCGCGTTTGCGATGCGGAAGGGTCTCTTCATAAGTGAAGAAGTAAGTATAGCCTTCCATTGGAATGCCGAACCGCTTTGCCAAGATGTCATTGCGGGAGGCAGGAGCCATCTCAGCACGTTCAACATCTTGATGGTATGTTTCATAGCTGACAGTGATCCCGATGTTGGGCTGTGCCTTCGGCCACATTGCTGGATCGGCGACTTCCTCGAGCTCGTCCAGCTTATAATGCCAGATCGAAACGTGAGGATTGGGATAGTCGCCCCGAAGTATGTCAGCTAGTTCCATTTTGATCGTATCGCCACTACCGTTCCGGACAGTGCCTTCTGAGCTGGTGGCGATGATGATGTAGTTGGGCAGCTTCGACGCTCCTTGTTCCAGAGCGCCAATGACGTCCTCTCTGATGTCTGTAGACAACCACTCGTCGACTGTGGCGATCTTGCACCGCAGTCCTTGTAGTTTGCCTACTGACATTGGCCTGATCTCAAGCAGAGACCCGGTCAGAAAGTTTTCAATCCCCTTCTTGGTGGACGCAAGCTTGACCCGGTTGGCCCGGGAACCGGTAGTGTTCTGTAGCGAGCCTTCGGTGAGGAACTTGAACAACGGCCCCAGGGCTCTGGTGATAGCCGTACGGAACGGCGACATCACTTCTTCGGCCTGTTTCATTGTCGGCGCCGTTGTGATCTGATGCGTCGTTTGCACGTCGACATTCAGGAAGTACGCTTGCAAGCACATAGCGTACATCGACTTGGCAGCGCCACGGGCGACGATCAGGTATTGCTTGTTCACAAGCCGCTTCTTGACAACCTTGCGCTTGTATGTGCCGCCATGGCCATCAGGATTCGGCACGTAGACCGATCGCTCGACAAAGTAGAACCATGCGAGAAGAGCTTCCGCCCAGAGCTTGAACGTGTCCAGCATGACAAACTTACTGCCATCTGTAAGCGTCAGCTCATTCTCGCAAAAGCGAATGAAACCGTCAATCGCGTTGCTATCGTAGTAGAAGTTCGAGTCCTTGATGAGCGCATCGATCCGGTTCATCTCCATGGAGATTTCCCGGTTGACCGGAATTTCCCCACGCAGAACAGCGGCACGGAACTCGCCATAGTACTTCGGCGTAGCCGTATTCGACAGGCTCATCTAACCTCCCTTCTACTTAGCGTGCTTGCCGGCGCCTATTACGTTCTTGGCAATCCAGGCAGCGCCTTTCGGCCCGTACTTGGCCGCCAGCTTCGGCAGCTCTTGCTTGGCTGTCTGCTTAGCGTATTCCTCGATGAACTTCCGGCCTTCACTCTTGTGCGCAGCGGTCAGCTGGCTGAATTGGCGTTCTTGCTGGAGCCGGTTGTTCAGGTTCCTGAGCTCGTGCGTGCTCAGCGCCGAAGTGCCATGCTTCCTGGCGATGTTCAGTGCTTCGTGTGCCTTGACCGCGTCTGGATGAGCGGAGCTGGACGAAGTGCCTCTATCCCGGCCGAATACGTGTGCGCCCCACTTCATGCCCTTACGGCCGAAATGAGCAAGTACCTGCTCGAAAATGCCGTCTTCCCGGCTCTTCCGGCTGACATGAGCGAGCACGTCTGCTACATCAGCCACGAGACCTGATTGCTTCAGTGATCCGTTGCTGTTCCAGGTGTCTGGAATCTTGCTGGACAATCCCATCTGGTTAGCACGTTGAATGATGTGCCGGCGAACAGCATTTCGGCGAGTGGTCTCGGTCTCGTTGTTGGTCGGAGTTGCCCGGCCAACCGCCTTGATCGCGTTATTCAGATCGCTCCCATTCCTGATATAGAACGAGCCATCAGGCATCGCGACGCCGCGCTTGGCGAAAGCGTTCCGTTCCTTGACTGTCGGGGTGAAATGAAGCAAGAAATGATAGTCCCTGGTCAGGTCATCGAGCACGCGTTACCTCCTCTCGAAATATCACAGGAACGAGGCTGGATCAGGCGTAGATCCACTGCATCGTTGGCGCTACCGAGTAGGTG